TTTCATGCCTCTTGCTTTTTTTAATGGACATTTTTAAAGCAAGAGGCATTTTTTATTTAAAACGGAATATCATCATCAATATCTACATTAGACGGTGCTTGTGAAGCAACACTGGATGCAAATGGATCATAGTCTTGACCGTTTACTGGTTGTGCTGGCTGTGTATTGCTAAACACTGCATCTGAATTAGGCGATACAAAACCATCTACCTTATCAAATGGATCATCTCCACCCTCTAATTCAGCAAGTTCCAATACTTGTACTGCCCGCAAACGTAATGAAACTCCATTCAAACTACCAGTGTTGTAAGGCACTATCATAACTGCGACATTAACTTTAGAATTGGTTGTCAGCATAAAATCATCTGGCAATCTATTACGTGCTGCATCTACTTGTTTTGGTGGCTGTGTAACATCTCCACCATATGATCCTTTAAGCTTNNAGCTTACACTTACCAACAATCTCATTATCTGCATTACGCTTATATGGTAAATTATTTGGCTTATCAGGCCATTTACGTTTTGTATCCATTGCCGCTGCATTTGCATATGCCTGCGAGCAAACTTGATGTAACTCCTTTGCTTGTGCTTCATCTAATTTAAATGACATTTCAAAAGCTGCGCCCTCATCAAGTGCATGGCACTTAACGCTCTTATTCTCTTGTGTATCAAATTTATATGTACCATTTAGTCTAGGGTACAGTGCGGTTACACCGCTTATCATATGTTGCATTTTACAACTCCTTTAAAATACGTGACACCCTCACGCTGGGATTAATTATATCTCGCCATCTAACCAAGGTGGCAGAGATATTGTATCTAAGTCAGGCCATCCAGTGCTAAAATCACCAGTTTCTTTTGCCCGTTTTATCTTGTGTAATGTTTGCATCATCTCTTGGCGTGCAAACCTTTCATATTTATCTGACAGTTCATAACATGCAACTGCATGTGGTTTTTCTTTTTCAATTGCGATAAATATAAAATTAGTAATGTTAATGCCTTCAATCTCTAAACAATATCTGTAAAAACTTTGTTGCATGGAATACTTGAAATTCCTTATAGCCTTCTCAAACCCATTGGGGCTTGCATCTTGGCAAGTCTTAACATCAATAACAAGGCCAGCAGATGATATAAAACCATCAGGTCTAGTTTTAAGCCCTAATCCTGTTTCTGGACACGTTACAAAGAATGATGCTTCTGTAATCAATTCTTTATTAGACAGCAATTTAGCTCCCATAGAGTGCGATAAGCATTGTTCAGCCATATCACATGCCAAATCATAATCAGCTTCGGTCAGGAGTAGCTTATTTTGCTTCTCAGCGTCTTCCTTGGCTTCATTCCAGGCTTTACCACGTCTTGTCTCTGGCCCACGAGCAATCAAGTCTTTCTCTGGCTCAAGCAGCATAGCATGTACTGCCGTACCTAAATCAAAAGCATGGCTTTCTTTGCGTACTTTACCTTTCCAGTGATGTAATGTTGTGCTGGCTACTGCCTTTAAGTCACTTGATGATATATTCTCATGTGCATGATATTCTTCATTGCTCATTTTATTACTTAAAATCATAGTCATAGACTACCCTCCTATCTTAGTTGTTCTGCTCCATATAATGCGATCAAAGCGGCTTCTGCACGTCCATCATCTTTGACCCTACTAAATAAATTTGCATACTGTGGAAAACGCTCAACAGCTTTGCTTCTGCTTACACCCTTATCCCTATTTAAACCAAAGTATTTCTTCCATTTTGCAGGAGTTACATAATGCATAGGATGCTTGTTAGCTGCAATACATGCTTGAAGCATGCCATAGCCCTCACCAAACCTAAATACACTTGATACGCCTTGTCCTGGCATTGCACTCACACGCTCTACAACTGCAAACCTGTTTTTTGTTTCAGGTTCAAGTAAGTGTAATAATGTATGACAGTCTATAATGTTTTTGCCAGCATGATTTAACATTATTGGCATATCGTGGATTTCGAGTTTATTGGCTTCTGGCCAATAAATCGCAATCGCACCACTATATCCTGGATCAATACCAAATATTGAAAGCATATTAATCTTCCTTTGGTGGGCTAACTTCAACACCTTGTTTTGTCACTTGCATAAGCGCCGCCATACGAACATATGCTGTGAATGATAGGCCACTCTTATGAGCTGCCTCACTTATTGCTTGGTCTTGGCTTTCGCTAAAACTAATTAATCTTTTCTTATCCATTTTGTTCTCCATTTTATTTTATAGTCAGTTATATATATAAATCATATGAGTGCAATATACTATTCATCGTTTTTTCTAAAATAAACGTGTCTGTATGTTTTTTTACCATCAAGTGAACCAATAAATGCAGGTTGTTTTTCGTTATTTCTAAGGATTAAACCTTGGTTAAAAAGCACATTTAATTGTGGTGCAACATATGAAACACTTAACCCCGTATTTCTGGCAATCATGGACGTTGTATATCTACCACCACGATTAATTGATTTTAAAATACGCTGTTGTTTTGCAACTGTATGTTTTGCGGGAAAGCTCTGCGAGTTTAACGCAATGTTTTTATTTGCACATGATGTTGATAAACTTTGTATCTTTCTGCCTTTATGTAGTGGTGTTCTTAAACCTAACTTAATTTGCTGTTTTTCAAATTCTTGCAACTTAAAAGAATATATTATTTCGTAATGATGTTGCTTATCATTTTCTTTTAATCTTTTTTTAAGCTCTTGGATTGTCTTCGGTGGCTTCTCAATTTCAATTCCATATTCTCCATTAATGCCTGTTGTTCCTCCAGAAACCACTTGTAATATTTCCTGTCCCTGGTCGGGTCTGGGTTCTTCATGTCCTCTATCATCATTGAGTTCATTTTTATCAATCTCAACGTCATTTTGTGGGCTTCTGAAATGTGCATATTTATCCTCATGTTTTATAAATGTTATATTATATAAAGCTTTGGCTCGTGCTATATAGCTTTGGTTCATATCTAACAGCCTTGACGCTTCTGCTTGTGTTAAGCCTTGTTCAGCTGCCATTTTAATTTGCCTTACGGTTCTGGGATCAATCGGCATTGATAAACCTCACAAAATGCCCGCGATCATTTAACATTGGCAATTCTTCGCGTTGGTTTTTCTGTAAATCTTTAATGTGCTTTTTAAAAACTTCATTTAAAATATTATTGGTGTTGAAAACAATCTTTTTGCCACCAACATTAATTTTTATATCTTTATTCATAATTTTAACCCTTCTGGACGTAGTTTTGGTTTAATCGTTATTGATGAAACTTTATCTGTTTGCAGGCATTGCCCCATTGCATCAGGAAAATGTGGATAATATTCGTAATATATTGCTGGCAATGCATCCCCGCATTCTTTTGCGCTGGCATACATTTGCTCAAAGTTCGATCCACCTTCTAAAGTCAGGGAAATGCTTAAAAGTGTAAAAAAGGTCACTTGTTCGGTTCCTTAATTTTTTGTTCAGTCGCAACTTGCCATAACATTGATAAAGGCATTAGTTCAGATTGTTCAATCATCCACCCTTTACCATGTCCTAAATCACGTTGTTCAGCTTGTTCTAAAAATATCTTTCTAGGTATAAAGCCAACGACATTAATTTGGTTTTGTGCAATCTTGCAGGCCAATACAGCGC